GCCTTCGATACCGGAAGTCAGAACCGACATTGCAGGCTGGATGTACCGCTTGCTGAAACGGGCAACATCATCCACGCTATCAGTGTCGAGGGTCAGTTCAGCAGAATTGAACCGCATATCGACGTGATCCTGAGTCGCCAGAGTGATGCTTTGCACGGCTTCGTCCTGATCCTGCACATCCATGACGCGGGAACCTTGCGTGCGGGTGTATTGGTTCGGCTTGCGGACGCGGAGAGCGGAACCGATTTTTGCGCCTTTCTGAGCGAACGAATCATCGTACTGCTTATCAGTAGTCCCGATGAACGTGCACTTTTCATGCGCGATGGCCTGCGCTTCACGCGCTACCATATCGATGAATTTCAGGGTGTTGCTCATGTTTTACTCCTTGTGTAACTTACACGTTATGCTCGGCCCTTCTTTCGCCATTCGAGGTATTCCGAATCAGACATTTGACCTGGGTCTTTCTGTACTGACGCTTTTCCTCCAACGGGCTTCAATGGTGCCGGAGCGGATGTTGGTTTCTTGGGAGCCTTCGCTTGGCTCTCCAATCGTTCTTCAATGCGACCAATCGCCCGGACGGTCGCCAACGGGGACATAGATGCGATTTTCTTTGCTTCTTCGGGATTGTTGGCAAGCCAGTAAGCTACCTTTGGCCCGAGATCGCTTTCTACAATCGCGTCCCGCATGAAGTCACTCATCGGCACATCGCTCGATTCGATGACTTCCTTAAAGTCCGGCAATTCAGCCGTAGCCTTCTCTAACCTCTGGTTCCAACCATCAACAGCTTGGTAGTGCGCTGCTGCCGCACGCTCCTCTGCTGAACGCCGTTCGCGCTCATCCAGAGTTTCATTGATCTTCTTCGCTGCAATCCATTCGGCCTTTGCCGCGACGAAAGCATCGAAGTCATCAAAATTATCTATCCTTGGTTCAGAATTGTCAATAGGCTTGGCAACTCTTTGTTGGATGTTCTGCTCGATCCTGTCAAGCCGTTCCTTGAGCATCTTGGCCTCGGCTTGGGCCTCGTACTTCTCCCGTACCGCCCTGTCAATGCGCTTTTGGACGCCCTTGGGTATCGGGTCTTCCTTCTTTTCCTCCGGCTTCGGCTGTTCCTCGGCCTTCGGTTCCGGCTTGGCTTCTTCCTTCTTTGCAGGTTCTTCTTCCGGCTTTACCTCAAAAATGGGATTGGTCGGGTTATATGGTTTGTCGTCTTTTGCTGCTTCCGGTGCGCCGCCTTCTTCAATAACCACGTCTTGAACAATCTCAGTCTCCAGTCCCATGTTTGCGTCTCCAGTTGGATAACCCGCCGAATGGCTCGGCGTAAGCCTTTACATCATTGCCATCAGTACCGCTAAAACTTCTTCTTCCTCGTCCCTCATGCGCTTAATGCCCATGAGTTGTTTAATTTCATCGTCTATCAGTCGTTGCCGTTCTTGCTCAAGAATCTCTGCGTAGAAAGCCTTGTATTGCAGATCGGCCTTGGCTAGTGCAGTCATCAACTGCTGCACGAAAGCCTGTGATTCGGCTGTTTCTACTTCCTCAATCTGTTCCTCAACTTGTTTCTTGGCGATCCGCTTGATGATCTTGCGGACTGATTTTGATACATGGCTTTTGGTGTGGAGGCCGTCTAGCGGGTAGGCGAAACCGCCAGATGGCATAACTTCTGCGTCAATAACTTCTGGCGCTACAGTAAATCCCAATACCGCACTTGCACCAGATGTACCGCTTGCCGTCCCATACATCGCACCTGCGACTTCTTCAATATCGAAAGCCGAAGTGGAAAACGCATTTACATCGAATGCACCGCTATCAAACGACGCCATTATTTAGCCTCGCCACTTGTCTCCAGAAGTGCCAGCGCCAGTTACATCTGCATCATTTATCTTCTGCACATTCGCATGAATTGGCGTGATCTGCGCGTAATCAAGAACTGTCTGTGCAAGGTTCTCGGGCGACAGTTCCGTAAATGGTGTGATGCTTCCGTACAGCCTTCCGGTTGCGTAGCGCGTTAGCGTTGCCGCACAGCTTCCGTCAGATGTCCCATAGGCCCAAGCCAGCGCATTCTTTTCACCTGTTGCCGTGCTGCTACCTGCCGCACTACCGGACATACCAAGCGCGGCTTGGACGTTGCCTGTTACCGTAGCAACTCCATCAGATGTGCCAGTAAGGCTTACAACAAGTTGTAATGACGCATCTGCTGTAGCTACGCCATCTGAGGTTCCGGCAATATTCCTGCCTGAAACTAAAGTAAGGGTTGCCGTCGCTTCCCCATTGGTGCGGTTATGCGACGACATTGCACCGCCCTTTTGCGGCAACATCCATGCGCCGGGGTGCAGATACCCGATAGGCAAGCCGACCTTGTCGTCGGTGATACCCTGCCCTGCCGAAATGTTCCGAGTCGCGCCAGTTCGTGCGTAATTCGACATCAACGCAGACGGGTAGGCGTTGTTGGACGCGGTAGCGCCGAAGGTCTGAAAGACCCCCGACTTATCGCGGAACCCGTTAGCCAGCAGGCCCATTACGAACCGCCATAAGCGTAGTCAAAGTCGACGTTTATGGTGCCTGCCGATGTCGTTGCGCCAGTCTGGAACAGAAGGAACTGGATATTCGCGCCGTCTGGAATCTTTCGCATCGAGGGCAACGCATTGACGAAGTCGACCTTGTTGTATAGGCCGGTCGCAGGAACCGGAACCATCCACAGCGGCTTGCACAGACCGATGATGACAGTACCGGATGCATGCGCGGTGCCAGCCCATGTCAGCGATTCAATGTCCGAGACGCCGGTATCACCAGCAGCAAGAGGGATAAACGGGTTGTACTTGTTCGCCGCCGCTCCGGTGTTGAGCAGTTGCCCGACACCCATAGATGCTGTGCTGGTAAATGACGTGGTAACGGCTGAGTTTCCGGCGGTGTCCTTGTAGTTGATGGTGCATGTCGGAGCGTTTGCGCCAAGCGCGGTATCAGCAGCAACGAACAGGCGCAGACCTTGCCCGTTTGCGTAACGGTCGCCTTTGCTTGAAGTCGCTGCAATCGGTGTCATTGTGACGGTCTTGACGCCGGTCGATGTGACGTTGCCTGCGGTGTAGGCTCCAAGGTTCACATACCCAACCAAGTCAATTGCCATCACATACCACGGCGCACCAGCAGCGGCTACGCAGGCCGCACCAGCCGCAGTAAAGTGTTTCGTAGCCGGATCGACATCGCCTCCGGTGTAGATAGTTCCTTCGCTCCATGTGTCGTTTGTAGCGGCATAGGTGAGGTCGGCACCGGATGCGAAGGTCGCAGCCGGAGGATAACCCGCCATTCCGGCAAGCAGTGTCCAAGTGCCTGCAAGTTGGGCTGCGTTGAGCGTCTTGGTTGTTACAACCATATCGCCCTTGCCATAGACTGTAAGTTGCGTGATTAGATCATCTTGGCTGGTGAAACCCATAGTGTTCTCCTAGTTCCAAATAACTTCGAGTGCGCCCGACAAAATTGACGATGCCAGCGAACCGGAATAGCCGGCGGCAAGCAGCCCGATGACGGCTCCGTCTAAAATTCTCGGCGCTCCGGCTTGATGAATAACAGACGACAGTTCAGTACATGCCCCGTAACTCTCAAGGTTCCCGGTAGTAGTACGTCGGCATTCCTGCGAGACAACGGTTTTTATCAGCGGCTTGACGATCACAAGGCACATCAATCCGCCACCAGCCGCGCTCATGGTTACTGACTCAATGCTGCGAACGGCCGTGTCTCCGACTTGCAGGTAGCAAAACGGGTTGTACGAGGCACCAGCACCAGACGCGCCAACAACCTGCCCTCCACCAGCGACGATGAAGGTGTAGTTGTTCTGCGAGGTGCGCCCAGAAACTCCGTCCTGATTTGTGTAGCTGAAGGTGAATTGTCCGATTGCAGATGCTGCGGATTGCGCCACGGCGACCACCTGCCCGCCTTGCGCGGCGTAGCGCGGCAGGGTGACGGTGTTGTCCATCACCTGTTCTTCTCCGATGGCGTCGGTGTCGATGAATGGGTAGTAAAGCAGGTAATCGCAGACGGCGACCGCTTGCCGCCCGTTGGTGGTACTAGTTGCGCTTGATGCAGCAGACATTAGCATCAGGTTCTTCAAGTGCTTCGTAGAGGGCGATACGTTGCCGCCGGTGTAAATTCCCTTGTCGGAATCAAGCACGGCAGCTACTAACGGTGCGCTTGCGTAAAAATTCGCAGGCGGCGAACCAGCAAAGTAGCTGTAATCCACCCATGCGTTCGTCGTCGTCGCAGCAGATGCTACAGCCTTGCGGAAACTGGAAATCCATACCTGTCCAGCCTCGTCTGCGGCGGCGTATTCCCCGATATTGCGAAAACCTGACATACTAGTCAATCTCCTAGTCCTCGGTAATGTCCAGGTCTCCAGCGGCAAATTGCGGCTGAATTCCAGACGACACAGCCAAAGAAGCGGACAGTGCGCCGGAGTACAGCAGTTTCCCTGCGCCGGAAGAATCCGTGCCGACGCCGAAGTGCGTCAGAGTAGCGCCGGTAACGCCGCATTGAGCAAACTGCACCAGCGCAGCGTTGGCTACAGCGTTGCCGGTGACAGTCCATCCCGCACCAGAGCGAGCGACTGCGACGCGAACATAGTTCGTGTAAGCTGTTTCGTTCGTTTCTTGGTCGCCAGCTTCGCCGGGGTCAGAAGTGTGCAGTGAGACGTACAGGCTTCCTGCGGCGGCGCTGTTCTGCAAACCAGCGGCATCACCGATCAAGGTAATGTCGGTGTTGTTGAAAATCAGCAGCAGAAGGTCATTCTCAAAAGTGTTCGATTTGCTCATTGCGTTTCTCCTAACTCTAGTTAACTACGATCTGTCTGCCATCAGACAGCGTAGCCGTCCTTGGCCTCGTCATGGCTTGCGTCTGTTGCTGCATTGACTCCGCAAGCATTGCGATCATTTGCATGGTTTGATCCTGCGACTGCTGAATCATGGAGGCGATCTGCATGGACGCATCCGGCTCGGCTTCCTGCATTTCTCCTTCTTCCGACTCGGCTGCTTGCTTCGCTGCCTGTGATTGCTCATGCGCCATGAGAATTTCCTTGACGCGCAACTCATGCTCTTTCAGCAGTTGTTGCACTTCATCAACGCCATTCTCAAGC